CGGAGTTTCCGGGCCAGCTTGATTTTTCTGGCCCACGATGCCCACGACCGTTCGATCGGGTTGGCGTCATGGTCGTCGGGGGCGATGATCTGCAGGGTGGGTCCGGTGCCGATCAGGTCGTTGGCGACCGTGCGCACGAGGCCCGCGGCGTAGCAGTTGTTCGCGACCTCGTACCGGGCCCGGGTGCGGAGCGTTTCGCGCACCATCGGCGACAGGGCCGCGTTGGCGGACAGGTTGTCGACGTTGGCCCAGTGGCGGCGGTTGTCGTCGGTGGTGCGGGCGGCGTCGTAGCTGGCGCGGATCACGCGCACGGCCCGCTGTACGGCCCGCTTTGGCGACGCGAAGAGCCCGGAGAACCATCCCATCATTCGGCCCCCGGGGGGACGATGCGGGAAAACCGCAGCCCGCGGTGGGGCTGTTTGGCCGCGGCCTTGCTGGCGAGGTAGCGGTCGGCCGCGATCTGGTCCTGGATGGAATGCTGCTCGACGGAAATGGAGTCGCCGCTGGCCTTCACGGGGCCGGCGGCGTTCTCGCGGATGGCGTCGGCAATGGTCTCGTCAGGCACCGTGCGGCGCTCCAGAGGATGATCCCCTGGAAGTAAGAAACGCCGTTTGCGCCGAAACTGGCGGCGCGAATTCCGGATTTTCCCGGATGTTCCTACATATAGGAATTAGGCTCGCCGCCGGGCGGCTTCACGCCGCGTGGTGCATTCGTGCGTGGTAATCGTGCGTCCGCAGTGGCGGCACGCGCGATACCGGCGGATCATGCCCTCGCGGACCCGCATGGTCTTCGTCGTCCGCAGGTCACGGCACCCGCACCGCGGGCATGCGATACCGACGTCATCCCGGCTGGCCGTCGTCATCCTGCGCCCCTCCGTTGGCGTTGCATGGCGGCGAACGAAACCCGTTTTTTCCTGGCCGGCCGGAAGCCGCTGGCCCCTTCAAGCGTGGCCCCCTGCATCGACGCCCCGACGGCGCACCCGACGAGGCAGTCGAGCCAATGGTTATCGGGCTTTCCGGGCCGGGCCTGCCATTCCTCGACGGTGCGGCCCTTGGCGGTGTTCGTGACGCGGTACTCGGCGACAAGGTGATCCGCGATCATGCGATGGGTTTCCGCGTGCTCGCCGAACAGCGACAGACACCCGGGATCTCCGCGCGGCACCGCGAGCCGCGAGTGGACGAACGATTTCCAATAGTTCGTGTCGATCATCACATGGCGAATGATCCTTTTTTTGGCGACGTTTGGCACACGCCAGTAGTGCCCGACGCGGTCGCCGGGTTTCTTGGCGTACATGGCGAACGGCAGACTCGATGCCTTCACGCCCTGGCCGTGGCTGGGCATGACCACGCCGGCCCGCGACGACTCGCGGCAGAACTGGTAGATCGTGTCGGAGCGGTAGTTCGCGTCCACCAGACACCGCTCGATCCGCATGGTGGCGCCGTCTTCGCGCTTCCACTCGCGGCCAAGATATCGAGCGGTGAGCGATTCGAGGCCCTCCATGATGGCCCCTTCGATGCTCTTGGCCCTGCTGACGTCCGTAAGCGTCTTGGTGATGTCGCGGACGGTGAAATACGGCCGCCGCTGCTCGGGATACGCGCCGTAGTCGATCAAAAACCCCGTGAAGTTTTCCTCCCACGCGCAGATGGCCCAGTACAGGACGTGCTGCTGGCAGTCGATGAACATCGACAGGTGCTGGCACCCGAGCGGCACGAACTGCCGCGGGTAGCGGTTGAGCTTGTCGGCGATCTCCGGGGCGGTCAGTTCCTCGGTCGTGCGGTCGACGACCGGCAGCGGTTCGTTTTGGTACTCGGCTGCGAATACGGCCTCGCCCTTGTCGATGCGGAGGTTGTAGGCGGACTGGATGGCGTGGATTTCTGCAGGCTTCATCCGCGACGGCCAGCCGACGCGGCAGCCGGCGGTCATCCGCTCCAGGTTGTCGGCAAAGAGCTTGTCGGCGTCACCGGTGCCGGCGCCGCTCCGCTGCCCGGCCCGCCGGAGTTCCGCATACTTTTCCCAGAGTTCGATCTCCGTCGGCCAGTCGTAGACCATTTTCATCCGGCGGCCATGGCACGCCGGGTTGCGCTCGCGGTCCAGGAGCCGCTCGGCAAGATCGTCGGGGGCGACGACGGTCACGGTGACGAGCCCAGCAATTTGCACGTCGGGCCCGGCGAGCCCGAGTACCGCGCCCTTGAACACCTTTTCCAGTTGGGCCACCTGCGACGGGCTGCGGGCGCTTTTGTCGGTCTGCGGATCATCGACGAGCACGAGCGACGGCCGGACCTTTCGTCCGTCGCACGCGCGCGTGACGGCCATACCCCGGATGCTCCCGGTGATGCCGCGGACGCGGATGATTCCGCCCGATGCCGGCGAGCCCGGAATGGTCGGGAGTTGGACGTCTTCCCCCTTCCAGTGAATATGGGTGGGCTTGCCGCGGTACAGCTGGCCGCGTGCCCGGTTGTTGATGCGTTCTAGCTTGGCGATGGGATAGCAGACCTCGGGGAAGTCGGCCGCCAGCAGGTCGCGGGTTTCAAACGCGACTTTGATGTTTTCGAGCATTTGGGCGGCGTGCTCTTCGGTGGCGCCGATGATGACGACGAACTCCCGGTGCCCGTAGACGAGCGCCCACGCCCCCGCCGCCTCGATCAGCGCGCTTTTGCCGCTGCCGCGGGACATGGCGAACGCGAGCAGTTCACCGCGCAGGACGGCGGCCTCCAGGGCCGCAATGACCTCGCGGTGATCGTCGGACCACGCGAGATAGAACTGGTCGGAGTAGTAGGTTTCGCAAAACAGGCGGAAGTTCAGCCGGCAGGCTTCCCGTCGTGCGGCGTCGGCGACCGGCGGCAGTTCGCCGATGTCGCGGCCGGCCAGACTGGCCGCTTTGTCCCGTTCGGCGTCGCGCTGGCGGTGCGCGGCGTGCCGCTTGGCATGCTTGGCCGGCTCGGTTCGTGTTGCCCCGCCGAACAGCGTCACAATCCGGTCTCGGTGATGTTTTTGAGGACTTTTCGGGCCCCGTCGAAGTCGCCCACCTCAAGCATCCGGCGGTATAGCTCGCGGTACGCGATTAGCACCCACCCGCGGAGCGCGTCGGAATCGGGGTTTCCTTCGGCGGCGAAGTGGGCCCGAACTGCGGCCATGGTTTCGCGAGCGTCGCCGCCCGGGTACTTCACGCGCAGCGCTTCGAGAACGTCGGTTTCGCTCGCGCCACTCACAAGCCACTGCACGACCGCGATGGCGGCCGGCGGTTCCGGCTCAGCCGTGTTTGTGCCACCAGTCGGTGGCGGAGGTGTGCGTTCCGTCAGCGATGTGCCGTTTTTGCGTTTTCCAGACGTCATTCATGGCCTCCAGTAGAAACGCAGCGAGTTCCGGATCGTGGGCGACCGTGAAGTCCTCTAGCCGTGGGTTATGGTTTAGGTTCATGCTCGTGCGAACGACCACGGACCACGTCGCATTCCGCACCACGGAGAATTTTGCGTGCGTGCGGGTGACGCGGATGGCGTCGGCCCCGAACGCCTCGCGGATCCTGGCCGCGAGTTGCGGCGCACGGCGGACGAATGTGACGTCGACGAGCCATCTTGCGGCCGTCAGCCGGCCGGACCCGATCATATCGAGCATCTTGGACACGTCGGTGTTGGCGGCCGTCCAAGTCGAGACGTGCAGTTCCGCCGGCCCGGTGATCGCGAGTATGGCTTCGATCATGTCGGTTAGGGAGAACTGGCCTTTGGTCAGTCCGAATATCTCGCGGCCGTCGAGGTGCAGGCCCGAGACGGCATCGGCTGCGGACTCGCGGCGGCGCAAGTCGCGGATGTCGCGTTTCCGCTCACGGACAAGGGTAGTGTGCGCCTTTTTGATCACGTCCGGATCGATGACGGGCTCGTGCTTGTCGAACAGCAGCGGGTTTGGCCGGAGGTTCGGCATATCGGGCATGGTGGTCACTCCTCGCGTTGCGGTGGTTGGCGGCGCTGGTCGCGGAAGGCTTCGACGTCCTTCCGCTTGATGAATCGGTGACCGTCGATCTCGACATAGGCGAGCGTTCCGGCCGTCAGCAGCTGGTCGATTCGGGACCGGTTCACACCCGCGATTTTCGCCGCGGTCGTTGGCCGGACATAGTCTTCGGTGCGGATGCGGGGCATGGCGTTGGTTTGGCGGGTCAGGCTTGGGCCAAAAACCGCTTGCGGCTGATTTTTTGTACGGACCGAACCGGGCTCGTTTGGATGCGGCCCGTAGCATTGTGGCCCAACATGGGGCACCCGACACGGGGCATTTCCGTGCCGGCCAGGGTGAAGAACTGGAACCGGCCGCCCCACACGTCCGTCGTGCCGCCGCGGTGGATTCCGTCGTCTTGGATGCAGCCGGCATCCGCGCGAAGGTGGTAGGTGGTGTGTGCGGTCCGGACTTCGTAGTATCGCATGGTGGGGTCCGTGGTGGTCAGGCGTGAACGGCGAGCCCGCGGGCGGCGAGCCGGTGGAATCGCTGGGTCTCAATCTCGCGAACGCGTCCGCCGATTCCGGTCAGGACCACGATTTTTGAGTCGACTTCGCCGGTCCGGATTTTGGCGGCGGTTTGCGCGTCCGCGAGCACGACGTACTGCGCGGCGCCGGTCCGGCGAAAGCCGACAATCTGAAGCAACTCCGGGCCGGCGGTCGTCGTGGTCAACTTCACTTCGTCGCCTTTTTTCCAGGTGGTCGCGGTCGTGGTCATGGTCGCGGGTTTCCGTTTTCGTTTCCGCGAGTCTCAATCGCTCGCGTTACACCATTATTCTATACGATCGTCTAGCGTAGTCAAGAAAAAAACGGCGTGCCAATCCAGAATAATTCCGCGTGCCAAACTTGGATTTTTCGCGGTGGGACAAGTCTGCCCCAACAGTCGGTCGATCCGTAGGCCGTAGGGGCCGCGTCGACCTTCCGGTAGTACCTTTTGCCACCTATCCATCCACCCCCAAGCCCCGCGCCTCCATCCGTTCGCGGAGCGATGCAAGCCAGCCCCGGAGCGTGCGGCGCGGCACACCCATGACGGCCGCGGCTTCCGACAGCGTCATCGTCTCCAGCAGCGAACACAACCGCCGCACGTTTTCGCCTTCCTTGGCCAGACACGCGTCGATATCAAGCCGGAGGTCGATCCGCCTCTGCTCTGCCATCGCTTCGGATGCTGGCAATCCCGAGTGGGCCACGATCACCGGAACCGAGGGGCATCGACGCGCCCGCCGGTCGTGCCGGGCAATCGAGGCAACGGCGTTCCGGATCGCCACGACGGTCAGGGCCCAGTCCGCCCGGCCCTCGCGTACCGCGTCGCCGATGGTCACGAGCACGCGCTGGGAAATGTCGTCCGGGTCGCCGCCGGACTGGATGGCGTATCGGGCCGCGGCCAGGGCCACATGCCGGATCACGTCCGCGGCGGTGTGGTCCGACACCATCATGCCGCGGACTCCGCGACGGGGGCGTGAAACGTGGCCTCATGGTCCGTGGCCGGCAGGTCGTGCGCCGTGACCGCGACGGCAAGCGCGGCCCATCGGTGCTGGCTGATTCCGAACAGCGGCCCCGGGTGTTTCTTCGTGCCGACCTCCCCGAACCGGTCGATCAGTGCTTGCCGGATGTTCCCGTCCTTCGCGCGCACGGACTGGCAAAGGTGCATTTTCACGTCGCGACGGGGCACGAGCCGCAGGCGGGCGTGCTGGCTGAACGTGCCAATCGCGAAAACCGTCTCGAACACTTCCCGGCCGACGGCCATCCCGAAAGATTCGATCCACTCGCACGCAACCGGCGATGATGCCGAATCGAGGTATTCGGCCAACTCTGCGTTGGCCATGTCGCAAGCCCGGACCACTCGTGCGCCATCCCACACGACGAATGCGGACTCGCGCGGTCCCGGGTCGATACCAATCAACATAGCCGCCTCCATGCGACATTCGGTGAACTGGCGCCGACAGTCTACCCGATCGGCTCGTGAACATTCCGCAGCAGCCGAAGCTGCTCCGCGCGGCGTGACTCCAGGTCGTCGTCCTGCCCGACCGCGTGCACCGTCCGCGGACTCGGCCGCACGGCGCCGCTGGAAGTCGGTCGTGGTTCCCCGGGGTGATTCCGCCGTGCGGCGGCCCGCCACGCCAACCGGCAACCGGTGGCGGCGTCCATCCGGTCGGTGCATTCGTGGATCTTCCGGAGGATGGCGTCGACGTCCGCCGGCGTCGCGTGCTCGATCTCAGCGGCAATTTCCGCCGCCAGTCGCCGGCTCTCCTGCACGTCGATTTCGAGCCGCTCGCCACAGAATGCCGGCGTCATGTCCCGGGCGGGCCGTTCGGCCGCCCGCTTGGCCGCGAACAGCGTGCGGTAGGCCGTGTGCACCCACACGAGTTGCGGGTACAGGGAATCCCGCGACCGCTTCACTTCCCGAATGGCCTCGAAGAGCACGTCCTGGTCGAGCGCGGACAGGTCCGACCGCCACAGTTCGATTTCCTCGTCGGTCCACTGGCATTGCGGCCATAGCCCGTTTATGGCGTCGCTGTTTTGCTGCCACGTTCGCGTCATCGCATGTTCCCCCGTTTCTGCTGCCGGCCCCCGGCCGCGGCCAGTTCCCGGCGTTCGGTGGCCGGATCACGAAATTCCCCAGCGATGATCCGGTCCAGGTCGCGGACGAATTGCGTCCACGGCACGGGCCGCGAGAATCGCCGGCAGTCCGGCAGCATGGCCACGGCGGCCAGCGCCGTCTCGACCCACCCCGGGCACGCGGCAAGGTCCGCGAATCCGTTGGGCGGCGTGGCGAGCGTCCAGGGCACCGCCCGATCGGTGGAGTTCCACGCCGCCACGATCCGGGCCCATTCGTCGTGAACCCACCCGGGCCGGCGCCAGTCGTCTTCGCCCGTCCGGCGAGTGTTCCCCGCCCCCGGCTCCGCCGCCATGCGCCCCCGGCCGGGCACCGCCGCGTGGTTGCCGGGCGCCCCCGGCCCGGCCGCGGGGC